TCATAAGCACAAGGCTTCACATCCATATCACCAGCACGGCAGAGCGAATACGCTGAGGCAGGCAGTGAGAGGAATCCGGAGGCATGATAAGTGGCAGCTGATGGGAAGGCCATCCAGAAGATAGTAAGAAGATCAAGGCACATCCGAAGGATCGAAAAGCAATAGATGAGGCCCTGGGGATCGAGAGGTTCTTTCGTTCCGGCTGGTACAGCCAGCTGACAAGCGTGGACGGAGAATACCTGATCAAGAGGCTTCAGGACGAAGTGAGACAATCAGAGTCAATCCGAGGGAGAAAAAATAAATCCAATCGGAGGTAGCTTATGAACAGACATCAGCAGGAAGCCAAGAAATATTTATCACAGGCCTTCGGGCTGAACCAGCGGATCGAGAGTAAACTGGGGCAGATCGAGGATCTCCATGATCTGGCGACCAAAGCAACGGTGACATATTCGGATATGCCGAAGAGCCCGAACAGGGATGGTTCCAGAATGGAGGATGCCATAATCAAGATTATCGACCTGGAGAACGAGATCAACCAGGATATGATGAAGCTCGTGGAACTGAAGAAGGATATCATCCGCAGGATCAAAGCAGTGGAGAGCGCAGAACTTCAGACAATACTGGAACTGCGGTACCTGTCCTATATGAGATGGGAAGAGATCGCCATTGAGCTTGGGTACGGCATCGATAATGTATTCCGCCTTCACAGGAATGCTCTGGATGAAATAACGATTCCGGAAACAATACAGTAAAATCAAGTTCGATACAGTAAGCCTATGTGATAATGTTAAACTGGCAAAAGCGAAAGATGAGAGAGCCGTTGCGGAGCAAAATACCGTGGCGGCTTTTTCTATGGGAAAGAAGGTGGAATGATGCCAAGGAAACCAAAGCATCCATGCTCTTATCCCGGATGCCCGAAGCTGACAGACAAAAGGTTCTGTGAAGAGCATGAGAAGCTGAGCAACAGTAACTATGAGAAGTACGGCAGAGATAGGTCTACGAAGAAGAGATATGGTCGTGCATGGAAGAGGATCCGTGACAAGTATGCTGCGGAGCATCCCTTCTGTGAGCTGTGTTTTGAACGTGGAATTATCGTGCCGACTGAAGAGATCCACCACAAGCTGCCTCTGAGTGAAGGTGGCACGCACGACCGAAGTAACCTGATCGCGCTGTGCAAGTCGTGTCACTCAACCATACACGCGAAGAGAGGGGACTATTGGGGGCGCACGATGTCCAGTGGACATCGGTCCTGCGCCGACCGGAGCGGAGCGGAGACCCATCGCGGGTAGGGGCGGGTGAAATCTCTACAGGTACGGCTCCCAGGGAACGGCGCGGGGGTCACGTGTGCAAAATCGCGAAATGGAAGACGGGGGGTATGAGCCTGCATTGTCATCTCAGATTTCGATTGACAAACGGCACGTTTGGTTGTAATATTTAATTGAAATACGTCAAAAGAGAAAAATGCCGAAAATAAATTAAATGAAATCGAGGTGGAAAAGATGGCAGGTACAGCAATACTTCCTGAAGATCAGAAGATCTTTTCCATGAAGGAGCTTAAGGAAAAAGGCTTCTCGCAGTATAAGGTCAGCAGGCTGGTCGATGAAGGAAAGCTTATAAAACTGAATAAGAGCTATTACGAGAACGCAGAGTATCGTGGTGAGGAATCAGACTTCTATTATACCGTAGCATACGCACCGAGGGGTGTGATCTGCCTGCTCAGCGCAGCGGTTTATTATCATCTGACAACATTCATTCCGGATGCTGTTGATGTAGCTATACCGAGGAAGTCAAAGATATCTACCGTGCCGGACTGGCCGCAGATGAATGTCCATCATTATACTGATGACAGGCATGAGCTGGGCGTTACTACGGTCAGGGAAGGCAAGAATGAATTCCAGATCTATGATATGGAAAAAACCGTCGTGGATATCGTGTTTTACAGAGAGAAGGTCGGGATTGAAGAAACCAAGGAGATCCTTGTGACCTATCTGCAGAGGAAAGACCGGAATCTGAACCGACTTCTGAAATATGCAGAACTGATGAAATGCGACAAAGCGATGAGACAATATCTGGAGGTGCTCGTATGATAAGTGCAATATCTGTAAAGGACAGGTTGAAGAACCAGGCAGTGGCCGGCGGAAAAACATTTCAGGAAGCATTGACGGCGTATGGGTTGGAAAGAACCGTATACAGACTGTCGGTGTCAGAATATATGGAACGCTTCACACTTAAGGGTGGAATATTTCTGTACGCACTCTTTGAAGGTGAGTTTGCAAGAGCTACAAGAGATATAGATCTTCTGGCAAGGAATATGCCGAATAATGTGGAGGATATGAAGAAGGTATTTGAAAATATCTTCTCCATCGAGTGTGATGATGCTTTGCGGTATGATCTGGATACGCTGGAGGTAATAGACATCACCGAGTTCAAGGAATATCATGGTGTGAATGTTTCCATCATGGCATATCTGGACAGGACGAAGGTTCCAGTATCTATTGATATCGGATTTGGGGATGTAGTTTATCCGGACAGGGTGAAAATGGAGTTCCCGGTGCTACTGGATATGGAGGTGCCAGAGATTTATGCATATTCCATTTCATCGGTAATATCCGAGAAATTTGAAGCAATCGTTTCTCTGGGAGATGCCAACAGCAGATATAAGGATTTTTACGATATTTATATCCTCGCTGACCGGTATGACCTTGATGGAACAGAACTGAAGGAAGCAGTAAAGGAAACCTTTGAGCATAGAGGCACAGGTTTTGATGATATCTTTGCTTTTACTGATGACTTTTTGGCCAGTGAGATTCACCAGAGCAGATGGAAAGCATTTCTAAAAAAGAAGAAAGCGCTTGTGAATGCAGAACTGGAAGATGTGGTTGATTTGCTCAAAACATTACTGTTTCCAATTGTAAAGAGTATAACCGGAAACATCGACTATTCAGCAAAATGGGATCATGAATCTCGAAGCTGGAAATGAAGAAGTGAAATGAACATCAAGAGGATCATGTGAAGAGCATGGTCCTTTTATTTTGCGGAAAGGAGGGATTCCGATGGCTGGGAGAAAACCGAAACCTACGGCATTGAAGAAGCTGGAAGGCAATCCGGGGAAAAGAAAACTGAATACGAAAGAGCCGATGCCGGGTAAAGGAATGCCCGACTGTCCGAAGTGGCTGCTTCCGGAAGCGAAGAAGGAGTGGGAGAGACTCTGCGTGAAGTTATCCGAGATAGGTGTACTCACTGAGATTGATATGGCTGCGTTTGCTGCTTACTGCCAGTCCTACGCAAGATGGAAAGAGGCTCAGGAGCATATTGATTCTGAAGGTTCAACCTTTGAGACAGATAAAGGATATCAGCAGCAGACACCATGGGTCGGGATTGCAAACACCAATCAGAAACTGATGATGCAGGTGGCATCTGAGTTCGGGCTGACTCCATCTGCCAGATCGAGAATCATGGCAGCATCCGGTGTCGGCAAAGACGAAGAAGATGAGATGGAGGCATTACTTGGGGGTGAGGCTTAATGACGGAGAGAAGACCTGCAGGTTATCCGAAGCTGAAGAATTATAAGCCGTCGAGATTCATGCTTCCGACATCCCATTATGATAAAGCGAAGGCTGACAGGGCTGTGAAGTTTATCGGGAATCTGTGTCACACCAAAGGAAAATGGGCAGGCAAACGGTTCTGGTTACTTCCCTGGCAGGAGCAGCTGATCCGGGATATCTTCGGAATTGTTAAGCCTGACGGATACCGGCAGTTCCGGACAGCTTTTGTGGAAATATGCAAGAAGGTAGGTAAGAGCGAATTGGCAGCAGCCGTCGCTCTTTATCTTTTATACGCAGATAATGAACCTTCCGCAGAAGTCTATGGTGCTGCAGCTGACAGGCAGCAGGCCAGTATCGTTTTCGATGTGGCAAAGCAGATGGTGGAGATGTCGCCGGCGCTTCTGAAGCGGTCGAAGCTGATGACGGCAACAAAGAGAATCGTGAATTATGGAAATTCAGGATATTACCAGGTGCTCAGTGCAGAGGTCGGGGGTAAGCATGGATTTTCAGTCAGCGGATTGGTATTTGATGAGATCCATACACAGCCGAACAGGCAGCTGTATGACGTTTTGACAAAAGGATCATCGGATGCCAGACAGAATCCGCTGCATTTCATTATCACCACGGCAGGCACGGACAGACATTCCATTGCTTATGAGCTTCATACGAAGGCGGTGGATATTCTGGAAGGCCGGCGTGTGGATCCGACTTTCTATCCGGTGGTCTACGGACTGAAGGATGATGAGGACTGGGAGGATGAAGCAAACTGGTACAAGGTCAATCCTTCCCTGGGATATACCGTAGACATCGAGCGCTTGCGCGATGCCTACCGGGAGGCAAAACAAAATCCGGCAGACGAAGTGACCTTCAAGTGGCTGAGGCTGAACATGTGGGTTTCAAGCACTGTGGCATGGATACCGGATGCGATATTCATGAAGGGTAATGAAGAAATCGACCTGGCTTCGCTGGAAGGCAGGGACTGTTATGGCGGTCTGGATTTATCCAGCACCGGCGATATCACGGCTCTGGTTCTGATGTTTCCTCCGAGGAATGAGGATGAGAAGTATATCCTGCTTCCGTTCTTCTGGGTTCCGGAAGAGACAATACCACAGAGGGTAAAGGCAGCATCCGTTCCTTATGACATCTGGGAGAAGCAGGGATACCTGTTATCGACCGAGGGCAATGTGATCCATTATGACTTCATTGAGAAGTTCATCAATGATCTGGCGGAGAAATACCACATCGTTGAGATCGCAGTGGACAGATGGAATGCCACACAAATGATCCAGAACCTGGAAGGCGATGGCTTCACGATGGTTCCGTTCGGCCAGGGCTTTGCTTCGATGTCCGGACCGACAAAGGATTTTTATCGTCTGCTCATGGAAGGCAAGATCATTCACGGAGGCCATCCGGTTCTCAGGTGGA